TTCTACTAGCCCAGATTTGTTTGACTTCATCAATTGTGAAAAGTCCACTTTCCCTTTTGTTATATACTCCATTTATCATATTTCTGCAAATCTCTCTTGTCGTAGGTATTACATCTCCATAATATTTGACATAAGTTAAACCAGCATCATTTGCTTTGTTAAAGTTTAATGTAGCATCAAAGTCTCTTAATGAGTCATTTAGTATCTGACCAGCATATCGTTTCATATTCTCTCCAGCACGATCTGTTGCAAACTTAGATTGTAATGTTTGGATAGCTTTATTTACTTGGTCTTTTTTAGATGCTTTAAACTTATTATCATTTACAAAATCAATTAGTTTTTGTGCCTCTCGGTCATCTGACATAGCATAAATACCATTGATAGATTGTCTTAGTTCTTTTTCTAGGGTTGCAAAATTACTACCCACTAATGTATTCTGATAAACTTTTTCAGATAATGTTCTTGTAAATGTATTTGATACATCTTTAAACTGAGTAAAATATTGTTGCTTTAAATTCTGTACTAATGCTAGATCGCCTTTAGTTAATTCTTGAAACTCTACAGGAATATTACCAATTCTTTTAAATGCTCGTTCAATTCGTTTAGCTTGTTTATTAAAACCCTCTCTAACAACTTGATCTGCAAATGGTAAATAGTTTTGATCTAATATAGCTTTTATCTTTGGTCTTATTGCAATAGCTGATTGTAGTTCAATTAATTTACCATCAGGTGTTCTTGGCAAATCTGTATCTGCAATATTAACTATTTCTCGTTCTATTCTATCAAGTGTTTGGGTAAGATTTTTATAGTATTCTACTTCGGCTTGTTCTATGCCTTTAATTCTGTACTCGGTTAGTTCTTGAATTATATCTGCCATTCATTAAATCGCTTCTTCCTCTACTTCTTCTTCTATTTGAGGTGCTTGAACTTCCTCTTGTGTAAATTGACCTAGTTCTGCTTGTTGGTCTATTTCTTCATTTGCTTGTGTAATTTTTTCATCATCTTCAATAACTGATTTAATAATTTCTTTATCAACTTCTTTGTTGAATGTTGGCGATTGGATATTCATAGCTTTAGCCATTTGATAAAACTGTAAGTCAGATGCGTAATCTCTAATGTTAAAACTATCAGGATAATTAATAACACCATCAAAAGTAGTATCTTGGAAATCTGCATATAGTTTAAATAATTGTTCTTCAGCAAGTTCTAGATTGTCAGCTTTCTCAGATAGTCTTGCATTAAGTAATTCAAATTCTGTTTGAAGTGCAATACCAGATGAGATTTGTTTTTGTGTAGTTCTAATTGCATCTGTGTGTGCTATTCTATTTATAGCTTGAACTTTGTTATTAATTGAATCCATAATAGATTGTAAGTTCTGTCCAGATGGTTGTAGTAAATATGGTTTTAAGTTTGGCTCGATTTCTTCTGGCATTTCAATAATAGCACCAGCACCAGCACTAGCATTTACACTTGGTGTTTTAACTAATGATGGGTGGTTAGATAATCTGATTAGTTGTTCCATTTCAGAGTATTCATTGTAAATAGCTTTTTGTAGATCAGCAATATCAGTTAAGTCCGATAAGCCAATTCCTCTTTTGTGAGATTTAGAATTGTATAAAATAACTGCTGGTATTTTGCCTAACGGATTATCGGCAGTATCTAGTATTTTTGGATTGTCTCCAAATCTTTCGATATATACTATTTCTATTTTCTCTGGTGTCCAAATTTTAAAATAAGTTCCACCTTGTTTATCTACTTCTTCTCTAATCTTTAAATAGTCTAAAGCATATTTTCCGTTAGTTTGTCTTGTGTAGTTCCAATCAAATACATTCTCAGGAGTAACGATTGATAAGTATGGTCTTATATCTCCCTCTAATTCTTCTGCTCTAGTTCTAGTTTGAACAGGTGGCTTATCTAATATTAAAAATACATGACCATAAATTGATGAATAGTTTTGAGCCTGTTTCATTACAGTATTAAAATTGTTTCCGTCTAAATCTGCGTCTTTTAAGAATCGTTCTAAAGTAGGTTCATTTTCTAGTTCGCCAAAATCTCTACTAGCTTTAACTCTAAATAAATATGATGAATAAATCTCTACGATATTCTTACAATGATTATCTAATGGAGTGTTATTAAGTCTTTGATGAAATTCGTTATCTAGTTCTAAATTATATCTGTTTAAATATTGACCTACTTGGTAATCGTGTCCACCATTATAAGAACGAATATAGAACTCCCAATGAGCATAGTTTTGTTCGTAATCTTTATGAGTATCTAAAATTTCGTCTCGTGAATATGCCATATTATTTCATTGTCCATCTTATAGGTTTTGAACTTGGCATCTGAGTGACCAAAGGTTTTATGTAATCAATCATATAACCTAGTGCGTCATTCATATGGTCAAATCCGTCTTCCTTATTCGGAATATTGGTATCTTCCTTATAAGTTTGCCTAGTAAGTCCTTTTATAACAATTTTACACGAATTGGAAACAAAAATATATCTTTTGCCGTTAGAGTCTTTTAATTTTGAGTTCACAGCATTGATACGATCTCTTACTGCTGGGTGTCTATGCTTAACCTTAACTTCAAATCCAGCATTTTGCAAAATAGATAAGTCAGTTCTACCACCAGCAGATGTTTTTCTTTGTCTTGATGCTGGGTCAGGATATATAAATATTTTCATTCTAGTTCCATATCTATCTTTAAGTTCATCACACATTTCATCAGTATTAGACCCATAAATAACTACTTCATCTACAATATAAATCTTTTCTTTTTCTATTTGTGCAACACAAGCTGACATTGGCGAGACATTGAAGTCCATTCCAATGTGTAAAGGTTTAGTCCAATCTATTTCTCTTTGAACAACAGATTCTACAGGGTGGAAATTGTAATAAATACTTCCAGCATAGTTTTCAAATGTACCCTCAAATTCTTGTCTAAATGTTCTTTGGTCTAAGTCTTGCTTAGCTTGTTCAACTTCGCTTTTAGCGACCATACCACCTTGTATAGTTGTAAATTGAAATGACTCCCAATCATGGTCTTGTTTTCCTTTAAGATACATTTCATAAGACCAGTTACCATAGCCTTTAGGTGTACCACACATAAGAACATGACCTAATCTATCTGCAATAGATGCTCTTAATACTTCAAACCATGTTCGTTTATCTATATCTGCAAATTCGTCTAAGATTAAAAAGTCTAATCCTGTACCTCGAAGTGAATCATAGTTATCAGCACCCTTTAGTGAGATTGTACTATTAGATTGTCTAATTGTAATTGTCATAGTGGTTTCGTTAATATCCTCTATCCAATTAAACATATTCAACATTTCTTTTAATGCTGACCAACAGATGTCTTTAGCCATTTTAAATGTAGGTGCTACATACCAAATTCTTTTATTCGGCTGACTAGCATATTTCATCATCTCAGTAACAGCTAAATAAGTCTTACCAAATCTACGACCTGAAATAAGAACTCTAAATCTTGCTGATGATGAACTAACTTTAAGTTGGGGTTTTGTTAGTGTGATTTTCATTACAAAAATAATTCATATATAATTTTCGTTCTTCAATCGTATCTTTCATATCAACTGAAAAAGATTGTATTAACTTTCCACCAGCACCTACACATTCTGACCATGAATCAAATTTAGTAGGTAGTGTCATTGTATTATTGCAGTAACCAGTAATTGCTGAACAAATGGTAAATGCAAGTATAAATTTCATTTATTCTTTCTTTTAGATTTTTTGCCTGTAGCCCACCAGATAATTTTATAACAAATCCTCACTAAATAGATATAAAATAAATCGTACATTGTTAAACTCATAAATTATTTGTTAGTTACTATTCTCTTAATTGTTTTACTTCCATCAATATTTTCTTCTAATTCAGCTTCTACTTCTCCACACATAAACTGTTTATTCTTCATATCCATATTTCGTGTTGCTTCTCGTTTCATTTTAAGACAAGTAGATAAGCTATCTTGTATTCTATGCTCGACTAATTCGCCATTAATAAATAAACATAGTGCAAATACTAAGCTAGTGATTCCCATTTAATTTACCTATGTTTGCTCTGACAGAATCTTTTAATTTCTCTGTATCTATTCTTAATCGTTCTACATCCATTTGTAGTCTATTGATATTGACTTTGTTATTCATCATATCATCAACTCTTTCAGTCAATTTCTCTAATTGTTCAGCCATGTGTTCTAGCAACATAAACTGTTCTTGGTCTATAGGCTTTTGTGCAGATGCTTCTAGTAAATCTTGTTCTTGGAGTTTATCAGCAGTTTCTAATAATGTTATTCTTTCAATAATACCAAAATAAGCCCATACACCTATTGCTACTGCACCTACAATCGCAAGTAAATTTCTTATTGGTAAAGATACCGAAGTATTTTCTGATATTTTCATTCTGCGACACGACCTTTGTTTATACCTTTTTTAATTACATATTTTTGAGTGCCATTAGCACCTGTTTCAACTTCTTTCTTTAAAGACTTAAATAAATTCATTTCTTTTAATTTCTTTTGTGCGTTTTTACTGTATTGCTCTAATGTTTTAGTATCTCTCATTTTTTTTTCTTTTTAGTAGGTTTAACAAATTGTTTATCTACCCAATCAAACCATGAGTCTATCCAGCCAAAGAATGTATATAGCCATCTATCAATCATACTTTGAATCCCTTTTGCCAAGATTTAACTGCCCAATATACCGGTGTTGTGTTTAATTGTTTGCCTGATCTTTTAGCTTTATTTAAGATTGGACGGAATCTAGCCATGAAACTTCTCTTTCTAGCCGGTATATTTTTCTTAATAGATAATTCTTTAGAGCCAAAATTAACCTTTTGAACTCTACCTGTTTTTCTGTTTCTAACAAATACTTTGAATTTCTTAACATCTCCACGCATGGGTTTGTTAAGTTTAACAGATCGTCCTTTATAAATACCTTTAGCCATGTGGCATAAATATCATATTATGCTACATATTAGAACTTTTTTTCTTATAGAAGTATAAATTAATTATCTTATTCCATTCTAACTTATA